TTTTCTGGGAAACCATTTCTAAATCTTACTAAGTTACCATCTGTATAAAATCCAGCTTTTCCAGAAGCGTATTCTGTAATGTCTTTTACTATTCCAGCTTTGAATTTTAATGGCACTAAAGGCATTATGCTACATTCCTCATTCTTTCACAAAGTCTTTGTGCTCTATTTGGAACCTGTCTTGCCCATTTCGAATCTTCCATTTGAATTGCGGCTTCAATCCAGTTCGCATCCATTACTGCCGCGTGCATCTTAGCAAACTGACTTAATCTTGGGCGACCCAGATTAAACATCATATTTGCAATAATTAATTGTGCTTCTTCTGGTAGAACATAAAAATCATCATAAAGTATTGTGCAATCATCTATAACTTTTTCAATATCTTCTGCAAAACACTCATCAACTCTTTCTTTTGATACTGCAGTTCCAACTTCCATATCATTTTCTGGGTCTTTTGCTCTGCACAAGTGACCAATTCCAAATGTCTTATATCCAAGATGATCAAGGTAAATTTCGTACTTAACTCCTTCGTCAGCAATCAATTCATCTTTTAATTTATTAATGTCCATTATCTTCCTTGCCTTTTTCTCAAACACGCTACATGACGAAAGTAGAAGTAATTACCAATCTTATTAAAAAATTTAGCTAAACTCAACCAAAACCACATCATTTTGTTAATCCTTTGTACTTCTCAAATGAGCGGAGCCCGCCCAGACCTAGCATTCCCATCAAAACAGTCATAAGTGAACCCATATCAAAAGTTGGCAATTCTGGTATTTCTACTACTAAATATGCACATATAAACATTGTGACTGGTGCTAGTACAAAATGCCAACATAAAGCAATGCCACATGTCCAGCCAATAAAGGGTCTCCAGCCAGCCACAAAGATTGATCTGTGCTTTGCTTCAGTTTGATTTATAGCTAATTGCCCTTTTGCCAGTTCCTGAGCATGTGTTTCAGCCATTGTTGCCACCTCATGTGCCAACTTGTTTTTCATGTCCTTATCTTCAATAAATTTTCCAAGAAGATTAGAAACGGGTCCAATTAATGCAGTTAACATTTTATTTTCCTTTTATTTGTTTTCGTGTCCCATCCATATACCAAATATGCCTGTCATTACACCCATAACAACAGATACAAACGCTGATTGTTGCATTGTTGGGTTATCTAAATTCATAAACCATTCAGCACAACGCCACGACATTATGGTACTAGCCAGCATCATAAATCTTGGTAATATTTTCCATTTAAGAAATGTCTCAAAGTTAAAAATTTTTCTACTCCTTAAAAGTAATTAAAATTTATATTAACCCTTACATGAGTATTAGTGCAAGTGGTTGAGGCATGATTTTTACTAGCGTCAAATAATAAAAGCCTATTTTCAATACTTTCTATTTTTGTTCCATCATCTAATTTAGTATAACCATCACAAGTATTAACACTAAATAATGCACCTTTATGTTTGAATGGAAAATCAATATGAAAATCATGTTCTACAAGTTTTGATGTTGATGGATAAAGATTGCCTTTAACTCTTATTAATGCTTTCATTTCTCTTTCCATATTCAATCTTTTAAATGATTTTGCAAATCTACTAAGGACTTCTGGATAAAATCGTGAATTTGGCAAATCCATCTGATAACAATCAAATAATTGATGAACAAAATAATAATGATTGTCTTGACTGTCTTTGTTAGATGCTACATTTTTTCCATAATACCAATCCATATCTTTAAACATAAAATTTTGTATTGTATGTAAATCAACATAATCTAAAAAATTATCTATTACTTCATATTTCATTTGTTAAATCTCGAATCAATCCAACATTTTCCATAGTACAATATAAATAACCATAAAGTGAATAGAACGCCTTCAATATACGATAATTCATTCCATGCTTCCAATATCATATTTTCCATCTTAACCTCCCCTCAGGCAATTGTTGACATTTGTATTTTGCTGGTTTCCATAATGGATAATATAGATGCACTTGTCTGCTAATCTCTAAAGCTCTTTGTTTACACTCAAACTCTGTTTCATACGGGCCCAGTTGATCCTCTAGAACTTGACAATTATTTGGTACTCCTATCATACAAATAGTTACCAAAACTTTAAACATTATTGCCTTTTTTGGACTGCAGGCAATCCAAGCATTGCTCTTTTGTCGTACTTAAAAGATTCTCCAAATTGACCATCAATATCATTATAATGAAGAAACACTTGAGAAAGTATATTGCCTTGAAATGGCTCTCTCCAATGCTCTAAGTCACAACCACGATAAACTATTAAATCGCCTGGTTCTAATTTAATTTCTTTACCTTCAAGACCCACTTCTCCTGATTTTTCAATAAACATTCCCCAATTGTAGTCATCAGATCGATTGGAATTATCATAGCCTAAACATAGCGTTGCAGACACTTCGCAACTTGGTCTATCTTTATGTCTGTCCAAAGATTGATTATGTTTGTAAATTCTTTGATAGGAATATGTAGGACACAATCTTAAACCAGTCACTTGTTCCATTTTAGGAGTTATATCTGCAAGCAATGTTTCCATAGCAAAGTCTGCATATGCTCCAAAAGAACCTGGTACTTGTGCTTCTGTATACCCACCTAACAAAGAATCAGGTGGTATAGTTGCATTTAAGACTAATGTTTCAACTGATTTAGCTTTTAGTAGTGTGTAATTATATAAAAAATCAGATAGTTCTTTAGATATAAATTTCTTTACAAGAACATGTCTATTTTCTTTAAATAGTTCAGCATAATTTATTTTTTTAATATCATCCATATTAATCTCTCTAAATAAAAGGTTCGCCACAGAACCAAACAACCAAAGAATATCTTGTGCCTTTAGTTACTGGTCGAACTCTGTGCTGAATGTATGATGGGAAAACTATTACAGTACCCATTTTTTCCTTAATTAATTGCCCACCCATACTTAAAAATTCAAATTCTCCACCTTCATAGTCATCATTTAAAACTATTGTCATAGATAATTTTCTAGTTTTCCCATATGTTGGCATATTTTTATCCATCATATCTCTTGTAGTGCCATTACCATCTACATGAAAATCATAAAAACCACCTGTTTGATACCTTGTGATTTGCATAGGCTGAACAGAATCTAATTGAAATTTCCATTTAGCATTTTCATTTGCATTATTTACATATGACCATGCTAAATCATATACATCTTTCTCATCGCACCACACAACATCTGATTTTCTAACGCTTTCAATAATATGTCCTTCGGGCACATCATCTTCATTACCAACTGCGGCTTTCATCCACTTATCTTGAGCGAACTCTATAATGCTATTGCAATCTTTTTTAGGAATCGCATTTTGATAAACCCACCAATCAGACGTACAATTGTCTGGCACAAAGTCTTTGTATTGATTTTCCATATTAGTCCCCTTTTTCTGGAATTATTTAGTCTTTATTGAATGATAATGATCCTGCATTTGATACGTTAACTGTAGCATCCATATCTTGTACTTTCAATTTATTAGTACCAGAATCATAGGATATATCATCACCTAGTGTAGCAACTTCTGCTCCAGCAGTATCTGTGTCTGCTGAACTTGATATTGCTTTTGTAGATGACACTTCAGACCCCTCTACTGCCCTTGTAACTTGTACAGTAGTTTGCAAGCTCTCTGAAGCTCCTTGAGTTGTTGTTGCTTCGTATGGCGTTGTGTTACTTCCATCGTTAGCAGTTATAGTTATTGAAAAGTCACTTGTGTTTTCTGCACTATCACTAGTAAATGTAACAACCTTATGTGCAACGCCATCTATTGTTTTATCTGAATCAACTCCAGTATTGAATTTACCTTGAAATGTACTGTCTGCATTTAATACACTTTGTATTCTGTCTCTTGCATCAGAAGCAGTTTCTCCATCAGCAAAAGTACCTGATACTGAAATACTACTATCTGCATTCGTTATAGTAAATGTCGCTGGGTCTTTTGTTGCAACGCCTACTAAAGTCCATGCCTCACTTGTGCTATTTGCAGTAATATATCCTGTACTTGCACCAGCACTCAATGCACCAGTCGCAAAGCTATTACCAGCAGTTAATCCACCACTTGAAATTGTGAATGTCTTACTTGTTCCATTTTGCACTCTTGCTCTACGACCAGTAACAGTAACAGTTGGTGCACCAGCAACTCTTATATTGCCTATTGTTTGTGAAGGGGGTGCTTGTATTCTTGCACCATAACCACCTGTAAAACTTAATAAATTAACACCAGAACCTTGATTCCAAATCTTAGTTGAAGGGTATGATTCATATGATCCTCGTATTTGTGTGCCATTTACAGTAATATAAGAGCCTGGTGTCCAATTCGGCATTGTAAGACCACCAAGAATACTCTGAAATGTAGAAACTGGACCAGTAGGTGAGTTCATACCTAATTGTGGATCACTAGGAAAATAAATTGCATTAGCTGGTGGTTGAGAAAAGCCAGGGCTGGGTCCTTGAACACGAGGTGCTCCTCCTGGACTTCTTAAAGGTGAGCTTCCTGCATATGTATGACTACTATCAACGTCTATAGTAATACCAGTAATTCCTACATTAGTTGCATCGCCAGTTCCACTTGTATTTACGTTGACATCAGTACCACCAGCATCAAAGTCAGAACGTACTCCAAAATCAACCACCTCATTGACTGGAGACACAATAGGATTAGAAGTTCCTGATACTGTAAAAGTTGAAAAATCTTCAAAAATTAATCTTATTGATCCACCATCTTTTGCAAATAATTTTTTAACTCTCCTTGGTGTTGATCCATCTAAAGCAAAAAGTTTTTGTATTCTTCTGACTGTACTACCATCTAAGCCAAATAGTTTAGCCGCCATTTTTTATCTCCTAATATTGTCCTACGAAAATAGCTCCATTTGTAAAGTCACCAGAAACTGGGTCTACGTTACCACTATCTGTTTCTAACACTATTATATGCCCAATTTCTTGTTGTACATATGCAGTTGTTGCAATTTGTGTAGTATTTGTATTTGCAGAAGCAGTAGGTGCCGCAGGTGTTCCAGTAAATGTTGGTGATGCAATGTTAGCCTTTACTGATAAATCAACTGTTCCAAACGATAGATTCCCACTTCCATCTGTTTGCATAACTTGTCCATTACTTCCATCAGCACTTGGATAAGATAATCCACCAGTATTAAACCCACCTACTAAAACATCAGTAACTGCCGCTCCGCTGCCTGCACCATCAAATGAAACTAACTTTGTGTCTCCTGCAAGAATTGTTACGTTCGCACCAGAGCCTTGACTTATTACAATATCTTGATTACCACTTGTTCCATTATGAATATATTGCACTCTTTTAATGGTATTAGGTGTTATTGTAATAGTACAAGTACTATCTAATGTTCCTGTGTATTTAAGAACCATGCCTCTAGCTGGGTCTGTAGCTCCATCAGCAACTACTGTAGAATGAGTGTCAGCGTTAGTAGTAATAGCCTCTGTGCCAAATGCCATAGCTTCACCAATAAGCTCTAGATTTGTATTTGTGGTATTACCCCATGTTCCACTGGCATCACCAGTTCCCATTTCGTTTAGTCTAAGGTTATTTACATAAGTACTAGCCATTTAATTGCTCCTCTAAGCTATTGTGACAATCGCATTTGCTCCTGCCGCAGGGAAAACAATTCTAAATGTACCAGAAGAAACTGTAAAGTCTCCACCAAAGTTTAAAACTGCAATAGCTTTATCGCTATTGGTACTATTATAAATTAGTGCTCCTCTTGCAGTAAATGATGCACTTGTCCATGTTGGGTCATCTGCATCAAAGAAAGCAGTTGTGCCACTTGTTGATACAGTCCTATTTGCTAATGTTACTCCACCAGTCGTATATCCACTACCATTTGCTACTTCGTTGGATGTTGTATATGCAGTAGTAGATGCTCCTAGTGATGCAGAACTTGTATAAAGAGCTATCTTTATAGTATCTGCGACTAAATCATGTTGCTCATCTAATATTTCAGCTTTAAATGATGTAGCCATTGCTTGTGTTATCGCCATTTTTTAAATACCTCCTTCGTATTCTGCTTGATAATTACGTTGCATTTCTTGTTGAAACAAAGCTATTGCCTCATCAAATTGTGCCTTATACAAGTTTACACTATCTGGAGCCTTTAGAAAAGCAGAACTTTCCAATAAACAAGCAGTTAGCAAAACTTGCTCTGCATTATCTCCCACCCAACTATTGGCGTTAGAAGGAGACAATCCTGTTTCTAGACCTATAAAGTCTATTTCATATGCTAAAGTAGCACTTGGTGAAGGTGCTAATAAAATTTTAATTCCAGATGTATTCGCATCTTTTGTGGCATACATAAATGGTACTCCAGATGTGCTTGCATTTGGTGTGTAATCTCTAAGGTAGCTATCTACTCTATGTTTCAAGTATATTACATTACTATCAGCTTTAGTAACTGCAACTTGCCTAATCATTCTAGCACCACTTACAGAATATTCTTTTGTGCCTATAATTAAATTGCCCGTAAGGTTTTTTCTGTAACATGGCAAATTTGGCAATCTACCAAAAATCATACTTTCAGCTTGTGTTATAATTTCAGGTATTGATGCTTCAAATTCTGCACTATCATCTTCAATAAAATTTTTAATATTTGTTACTAAACTTGTATAATTCATTTAATTACCCCATGTCTGGGAACCATAAGTTCCTTCACCATAACCACTATTAATCGTTACTGATTCGCTTCCTACTGCACTAGTAGCAGATATTCCAGTAACATCTATAATTGTATCTAGACTTACTGTACCAACTCCACCAGTTCCTGCAACACCCATCGTTACATCTGTGCCACCAAATTCATTCGCACCCCAACCATTTACACCCCAACCAGTTGTGAATGATACATCTTGATCAAAAATTGTTTCTCCAATTGCACCAGTTGCTTGTACTCCAGACTGTGGATTCGGCCCTACAAAGATATCTAGTGATACAGCACCTACACCACTGACTCCTCT